TAACCTAATCCAGTTTTGTTGGATTTGTTCTGCTGTTAAATTCATAAATTAAAGTGAAGAATTAATTTCTCCAGGACCTAAAGGTTCCTGTTGTACAAACATTTTAGCATCGTTGATACTATCCCTCATTTCGGCAATGTGTTCGTTAACGGTTTCCCAACTTTGTCCACGTCGGAGAGCGAAGTTCAATTTTTCAATACACCCCTCTATTTTCTCTAACCGTCTCATTATTATATTTCTGTTTTTCATATTCTTATTTTTACCAAAACCCGTGATTGGAATATAACATATTATTTTCTTAAAACCAAGTTTAAGTTAAGAGAAGTTTTACAAACTCTAGATTCTTTTGTAGGTGAGCACATTTTTCATATTCTTCTGTTTCCTGGAAGTAATTTATGGATAATTCTATGGCTGTTTTTAAATGTAAGTCGGCAAAATGGTAAAGTGCTTCTTGGCATTTTCTATCCTCAGGATCCACTTTTTTAATATAATCCCAGGACTTTGTAAATATTATATATTCACCTGCTTTATCTATATCTTGAGAAGATAAATCATTATCGATTTTCTCAAAAAATTTTAACAGTTGGTCATTAAATAAAACGTGATTATAAATAAGTTTTTTAAACATACCAACCCAGTATAAAGGATGTTTTTTATAATAATCAATAACCTCCTCATAACTTTGAGATGATTTCCCCTCATCTGAATCAGGAGTATCAAATAATCCAAATATTTTATCTAGGTCCATTGATCATAAATATAGGCGCCATATACTTTTGTATAGCGCCTATAATAAATGATCTCGCAATCTTCAGGGATTGTGTCGAAAGACACAAAATCACGCTAATAAACTGTAGTATTTTTTAAATTTAGCTAAGCGATCTTCCAAACCATGAGTTCCACCGTTTACTCTTCTAGTTACAGAGGTAACTACAGCATCAGTAGCTCCTTGATCACAGATAGTCCAAAGACTATTTACATTAAAGAAGAAAGCAGCAGACATTAAAGGATATTTTGTAGCTACTAAATCAGGAGTAGTTAAAATTTCTTCATCAACAAATTTATCAAATTGAGTATAATTTGATTTTCCTGTCAATTGAATATAACCTCTTCCTCTATATTTCCATCCATCACCTGAGGCTTCATTTCCATTACCCATTCTACCTCCATAAGCACGATTTGCAATCATTTCAGGTTTAAAAGCATATTGAGCAGCATTAGTAGCATTAAACAATGAAGGCCACATTTTAGGTAATTGAGCAGCAGCATATCCTAAATTTTCACTCACTGCTGTCCAGTTTCCTGATTCATGAGCACATTGTGCTAAGAAATGGGATAATCTTAAGACATTAGTAATATTAAATTTAACTGCTGTATCTGGAATTTGGATTATTACTTTATCAGGGATAGCACCTCTTAATTTATCTAATTTAAAATTAGAAGGAGGAATTACTAAAGGAGCAGCAGGGAACATTTTTCCCCAAGTTCCATCTCCTACAATTCCATCAGCTGTTAAACCATTAGCTGTTTGCCATTCTTTTACTTTAGTTTCAGTCATAGGACCAAAAGCTCCATCAGGATTTAAACCTAATTTTTCTTGAAGTTTTTTAACATCTTCTCCGGTTGAACCAATCTTTAATAACATAATTAACCCTCGCTTTCTTCTGTTTTATTTTGATTATTTTTATTACCCCAAATTTTATCTATTGAAGATAAACCTAAGCAACCGAATGCTAATAAAGCTACACTATCAACCAATACTGGTGAAGGAGCAACATGAGCTTCTGAAAATGAATTGTGGTACATAGTAACACAAAGTGCCACTGTACATAGTAATCCGCAAAGTCTTTTCATAGATACTTTGCCTGTTTCGTCAAAAAATAATTGTTTCATATTATAGTTGTTTTGTTGTTTTTGTTAAACTTTCTTGTAACGCTTTCGAAAACGCCTTTCGGTTTAACGGAACTTCATTATTTTCAACATTTAAAAATGCTGCAAAAATAAATGTTTTTCTAGTACCAACTGATTTAATACAACCTGTTCCTATACATATTGTAGTTTCTACTATATAATCTTTTTTCAACCATTGTAAACCCACTATATTTACTATTTGTTGTGGTGAATAAATACTATCTATATTTACTTGGACAGACATACCTAATGAATCATTTGGGGTATATCCTTTTTCCGATAATAATTCTTCTACTGTTTCTTTAACTCCAAAAGTAACATCTCTATTTTCAATTTTTTTAATATTTGTACTATTATGTACATTCACCTTAATAGGGGTAGGTTGGATTAAAAATAGAGCTACTGCTATTAAGTTTACCATATGTTATAAATATTAATAAGTTACAGAACTCGAATATCCAGGTGCTATAAGATAATAATTTAAGGTTCCTCCTGATGTTAGTGTTCCTGTACTAATAGTAGTAACACCGGGGTATGTTGTTCTAATATTAGTAGATGCTGCTTTAATAATATTATATTCAGAAACTGTAAATAAACGTACATCAGGAGCTGTTCTCCATCTAGAAAAAATTCCTGATTTTCGAGCAGCTACATAATACTTATCTGCTACAGAAATAATACCATCATCATTAACATCAAACATATGGAATGATAAACCGTTTCTTACTACCTTACCTAATATAATATCCGCTACTGCTTGTATATCTGAGGTTTTATAAGCTTGGATTCTACTAGGTGCGTCAATCTGTAGGTAGTACTCTTTTGAAGGATCATAAGCTTCATTAATACTGTAATACCCTGATGAGTTTGTATAGATGGTCTTATAAAGAGTCCAAGAGGACGTAGTTACTATATATTCAAATTCAAGTACATAAGGAAGTGAATAATTATTTGGTAAATCATTCCATTTTCCCCCACCAACAAATTGAACATAATCTTCATTACCTGAGTTATTAGGTTCTCCAGGATTCCAAGATGTATATGAATATGTTTCTCCAGTAACCCATCTCCATACTCCTTCAGTTACTTCATCCGTTAAACCAATCCATCCACTTGGCCATATATTAAAAATAAAACTATTTTCTCCGGATGTTGTTATTGTTACTAAATGACCTCCCATAGCAGCACAATTGGATTTAGCATTAGTCCAAAAAGCTGTTCCCGTAGAACGATAATAAGAATGTCCGTTGTAATTTTGTTGGTTTGTAAAACCTGTAATTGTTGAGTTTGTTCTTCTATATAATTTTATAGGTACATTAGCAGCACCTGACCCGTTAGCATTATAAAGGTATCCTGAGTAGGTAAATTGGCCTAATAAATTATTTGTAAATAATAGAAATATAATTAACCATCTCATATTTTTAATTTTGCTCCTAATAATACTTGGTAATTTAAAACATCTTGGTTAGCTACATAAGTACCACCTGCTGTTAATCCAACCCCAAATGTTTTAGTTAATTTATAATTTAAATTTAAAAAAGGTATCACAATAGGTTTTGCTTCAAAAATAGATTCTGTATAAAATTTAGAGTAAGGAGAATAAATACCTGCCATAATTACTGTAGCATCTAATGTTTTAGTAACTTTACCTTTATACATAAAACCTCCAATTGCAATAGTTGATATTAATTCTTCTTTATACAATTTCCCATAAGTACCGGCAACACCGTATAAAGCAGTAAAATTCTTAAGCGAGTTTACTCTAACAAATAGGGCGTTAGAAGTTAAAGAGTTAGGTAAAATTCCTAAACCAGCAGAAACAACATTAATATGTTTATTACCCTTTTTATTAGCACCAATCCAAGAACGAATACATGATATATTACCTATTTTAGCATTAACCATATAATCAGCAGATAATCCTAGAGATGAAGTTCCATCTCCTTTTACACGAGTAAATGAAATAGTACCTCTAGCATCTTGGGCACCGTCGGATTTAGTTTGTACTCCTACTATATCTCCAGTTAAGAGAATTGCTGGTTTTTGTGTTTCTGTTTTTGCTTTAGATGCTGCATTAACAGATGATCTTGATTGATCTTTTTGAATATTAGTTTTTTGATTATTTATATTATCTTTATTTATTTCCCCTGTATTATTATCTTTATTAGAAGAAGTATTATTTGAAGTAGAGTTATCTTTTAATTGATTTTCTTGGTTTTTGGAGTTTTTGTTTTGTTCCGAGTTGGTTTTGGATTCTTGATTTTTATTATCTCCTGTTTTTCCTCCATTATTATTTTTTCCATCTTTACTTCCATTTGTTTCTCCTCCATTTTCTCCATTATTGGTCTTTTTGTTTCCTTCACTATTTGTTTTGTTCTCTTCTTTTTTATTATCTTTAGAAGATTGGTTATTGCTGTTGGAAGCATCATTATTATTAGAATTATTATTGATATTATTGGCATTTCCATCTTTTTTATTTGTTTTATTTGTTTTATTTTGTTCTCCTGCTGACGAAGTTGGTTCAGCTACATTTACAGAAACATTATTAATTGAAGATAAATCTAAATTTAATAATCCACTTATATTTCCTATAATATTAGAAACTTGGTTTGTGGAGGTTGTAGTAATTGTAGTAGTAAGAACACCTTGACAAGGAGAAGTTGTCTTGTATTTGTTATAAATATTATTAATCCATCCGTCAAACTCACCATTATATAATTGTGTATATGTAAACGTTTGTATTTGTCCATAATACGCAATAACAATAGGGGCACTCATGTCGGCATAAATAAATTTATTTTGTTTAGTACACGGATCTATATAACTATAATTAAAGGATTGCCCACAAAGGGGCAATCCAATAATCATTAATATTATTAATATTTTAGTTTTTAAAGATACCATTCTTGATTAAGTTTTCAATTACTTTAGTAGTAGCAGTCTCTAAAGACTTTCTTGTTGCTTTACCTACAGTACTTTGAGAAAACTTCATATCAAGATTTTTTAAGAAAGATTCACCTGTTTTTGTTGCTTCACCTTCACCTGAACCTATATAAATCTGACCTGTTTTAGCGTCTACAAATCTTACCTGCAAACGAATAAAAGTGGTTACAACTACTGTTGATTTACCTTTCATTACTGTTTCATCTTCATCAACAGCAAAATCGGCTACAGTAACATAAACAAAATACTGAGCAGCTTTAATTTTACCTTTACCATCAATTGGTTCCTCAAAAATACCTTTTTTAGAGGCCTTAAATTGAGTTACCATTCTTTCTTTAATTTCACTCTTTTCTTCAGTAAATATAAAACGATTTGTTTCATCTAAATAATCTAATACAGATTCTGCAAATCCAAGTCCAACATTTTTTTCTTGCAAATCAGGATATAGTGCTAAAACTTTAGTCATATCAACATTAACTACCTGAACTGTTTTCTTAATAGAGTCAGTGTAGTTAGAGACTGTTGAAATATCTTTAGTTTCAATAACATCTTTTTCAGTTGTAGTTTTCATTGAACCACAACCTACAAAGATTAATAATGATAAAGCAATTAAAATATTTTTTACCATGGATCTTCTTCTTTTGCAGGTTCAGTTTTAGTGGGAGCAGCAGATTTTTCAATTGTCTTTTCTTTGATAATTGTGGTTGTTCCTCCTCCAGCACTTGACTTACTCTGGTTTGTTGAATTGTTCTCAACATTTAAATTAATAACAGGGGCTTGTGTGGGAGAAGCTTGTTCTGTTTTAGTTTCAGCTTTTTCTTCTTCACCACCTCCTAAATGGGTAACAAACCAAGCACCACCAGCAGTTACAGCAGTGGTAATAGCACCAATAATGGCTTTCTTAATAGCGGACATACCGCTTTCTTCTTTTTCTTCTGACATATTATTAAGGATTTAAAGTGTTTGATAATGAATTTCCATCTTCTTCATCAACTTTTTGGATAAGCATTTTATCCCTATCTTCTGAGTTGAACCAGTAATCTACAACTTTATTTAAGTTACCTACAAAGGCACCTAATAAAATTAATAACATTTCTTTCCAACTTTCAGCAATAGCTATCTTAAACATCACAGCCAAGTTGATACCTAAAATAATGAAGAAGAATAAACCAAGTACAATCGCTGTGATTTTCCAACGGTTAGATTGCATTTGTTGTAACATGTAATAGAAGCGGTTTTTATCTTCTACTTTAACAAATTCGGCTGGTTTAAAGCCCATAGTTTTCTTAATAGTTTCCTTGATACTCATTTGTTTATAATTATTTTATTTGTTTTTATAAATTGGTCTGTTTTAATATTTAATACGTATACTCCATTATCTAATTTAGATAAATCAGCTAGGTATTTGTACTCTCCTTGTGGCATTTTGGTATTTAATATATCTAACACCTTTCTTCCAACTATGTCGCTTACAGTTACTTCAGTTTGTGATTCTTGTTCAATTTTAAATTGGAATTGTATAATACCTGTAGTAGGGTTTGGAATAACTAATACTTGATCTAAATCTTTTAATTTAACAGGGTTTGATACTCGCTGAACATCTACAATACCCATAGCAGGATTAATGTTCATATCTTTAGCTTTAGTATCACCTACGAATTTAGGACCGGTCCAAATAGCTGCTGTACTCCAGCTTGATTGTGGTTTTTTAGCTATAAATTGTAAAGTCATTACCTGCTCTCCATCATTTAACCATTGATTTCCTTTTAAGTCAGCTGAACCAAAAGCAACTACACCGTTTGAAGGATTAGTAAATGAAGTCCATGTAATCATTTTTTCGGTTAAATCAATTTTCTTAAACTCTAATAAAGCGGTATCGTATTTTAATTCTAACTGGAGGGCACCTAATTGTTTTCCGTTAGTTAAAACTTTAACAAGAACATTAACTAAGTTACCTTCATCTACCTTAATCTTAGGCATATTGATCTCTATATTCTCTACAACATTATCATACATTACTGTATTGTCTATGATATAGTTTTTAGCATTTACCGGATTGGTAATTTTTATAGGAGTTAAACGAGCCATTTTAAATCCTGTTTCGTTAGCATCACCTTTAACGTTTACATAGTATGTAATTGAATCTTTACCGTCGATATTATAGAAGAAATTGGTAACACCTGCAATTGTAGTAGCATAGTTAGTTGAAGAACCGTTAATAGTATTATATTCTGAAACAGTGAAGAATAAAATGTCTTTTTGTGAATTAGGCCATTTATTAAACCTACCTGCCAGACGAGCATAAACAGTGTAAACGTCGGCAATAGTGATTAATCCATCAGCTCCATTTACATCCATTGAATAATAATCAAACCCTGCTGGAGTATGTGAGTTTAACATCACTTGATTGATCTTTTGAGCATCGGCTGTTGAGAATACTGCACCGACTGTCATTGTATCGCCTTTAACAGCCATTCTCACATCCCAATAGGTTGTATCTATATTTTTAAAGAATACAACATGACCATTAGTATTAGTAGCTTTAGCTTCTACTTGAGTCCAAGATCCACCTGGTGCTTTCTTTTCTAAAGCAACCCATAAGTTTTTAGCGTTTGTACCTGTAGTGTTTATAAATTTACCGGCAAATCTTAACATTCTTTGATTGAAACGACCACCGTAAGAATAAACCACTAAGGTTGTATCATTACCGAAGTTTGTAGCGGCTATGTTGTTAAATGATTGAACACCTGTAATTTTTAAAGTCTTAATAGAATCTAAAGTGTTCCAAACAGTTGAAGAAGCGTGATTAAAGGTTAAATCAAAAGTAGCACCATTTGAATAATTAAATGTTGAATTAGTACCTGTATAAACAACAGTAACGGTTAAATGTCCTTGAGTGTTATTATCTGTATATGAAAGTACTTGATCAGTAGTTGAAATTTTTAATGTTGGTACTACACCTGTAAAGGCTGTCTTATCGTAAAATACACGGAATTGCATACCTGTGATTTTTTCACTTGTATTTGTATTGTAAAAATAAAGTGGTGCCACAGTTTTTCCACTGGTATGAATACCCACTTGGTACCCAGAATCAATTACTACCCAATGTCCTGTACCTGGTGAGGTACTAGCTGATTGTGAGAATAAATTACCTATACAAAATAGGGCTAATAGTGTTAATTTTATTTTTTTCATTTTATTCAGTTTTTACAATTTGTTCTATCGTATGTCTCCACAACCATGATTCTACGTTAGGTAACTTTTGTAAAAAACTAAATTCATATCTATAACACATGTTCTCTTCTTTTCTACTTTCTAAAGTAGTTTGTACGTTGGAATAGTACAAATGAAGACTCTCATGCACGGCTACAGCTGCTAAGTTATTTATTGATCCTAACTTAACATCTTTAGCACATATTACAATGATCTTTTCACCATCGTTTGTTGAATAACTTCCATTCCAAAACTCAATTCTATTACAAACATCTAACAATAGTTTGTACTTAGCAGAATCATATTGTTTGATTAAATTTAATGATGAATCTACTTTTAAATCCCATCCGTCACCTGCTTTATCAACTTTAATTTGAGCTGGGAGTAATATAGGGGTTAATAAAATTAACCAGAGTAGTTTCACATTGATAAATATCATATGAAATAAAAAGAACCCACCAAAATTAATTGATGGGTTCATAGCGAGTAAACGCTTCGTCTTCAGTGGCGTGGATCCTACAGGAATCGAACCTATGACCTACTGATTATGAGTCAGTTGCTCTAACCAATTGAGCTAAAGATCCAATCTGTATTCCCAATTAGATTCGAACCAATGACCTACTGCTTAGAAGGCAGTCGCTCTATCCGGCTGAGCTATGAGAACATGTTGCACGTCTTTCCGTGCTGTCAACCTCAAGCCGTGTAACAGGCGGTGTCAGGATTTTTGTAGTCAGGACAGGATTCGAACCTGTAAAATCTTTTATTTGGTTTAGGGTAGGTACAATTCCTATCTCCTTCCAAAATATATAGCGTCTACCATTCCGCCACCTGACTATTTTTCCCCACCTTGAGATTACAGGTGAGTAGATATATCGGTTTTCTTTCTTTCAATAAACCTGCGGGTCTTATCCTCTTAAAATTAGTCAAACTACTTGGAGCCTCTGTTACCTAGCTTTATTCCAAAGAGACTGGCGTTTAAGGATGTCCAGTCCAATACCCTATCCATTGTTTAAGTCTTGGATTAAAGACTCTGAGTATCTCTTACTCATTGTTACCCCCCAAGGATTCGAACCTCGATTAAGTGGACCAAAACCACTTGTCCTGCCGTTAGACGAGAGGGTAGTTTAAGGATGAGAAGTCCTTAGTGTTGTAGAGACTCACTCTCATTTACCATGCTTTCCTTTCTCAAGGGAACAACACTTTGTTGCGGGAGTGGAAATCGAATCCACCTAGAGAGGCTTATGAGACCCCTGTGTGCACCAGCTCAACTTCCCCGCAATTTAATTTGCTGACTAATAAGGATTCGAACCTTAATCCTGCGTCCCCTTTCTGAGATTGAATCTCGTACTCCGTTCTGCTGTGCTCCATTACACCATAGCCAATCGACAGTTTCGAACCTGTCAGTTTCAGGTTAATTACTCCTGAAATTTGATTTTCGTATGGGATTCGAACCCATGTTCTTCCAGCTTCGCGCTGGCGTTCACTCCGCATAAACTAAACGAAAAAACTGTTACACATTTTTATCGGCAAATTACTCATATATATCAGACCACATATAGTACTTTTAATCTAGTTGCCGCTAGATCATTTTCCCACTCATGATTTTGTAGCCCCTACGGGAATCGAACCCGTCTTTACAGATTGAAAATCTGATGTCCTAACCGATAGACGAAAGGGCCATCTTAGAGTTACTTACTTATTTGAGCCACCTGTCGGAATCGAACCAACGACCTACTGATTACAAGTCAGTTGCTCTACCAGCTGAGCTAAGGTGGCTTTTTGTACTTGGGACGGGAATCGAACCCGTAAGGACAATTGTCCATTGGTGTTTAAGACCAACGCGTCTACCTGTTCCGCCACCCAAGCATTTTATTTCTTATTTCTTCCAGTATATGTTTCGGTTTGTGAATGACAATTAGGACATAAAAATCTTAAATTTTCTAATCTATTGTCATTACCTATTCCATTAATGTGATCTAAATGTAATGATAAAGATTTACTATTCCAAGTTTGAATACCACATTCTGAACATTTGTATTCTATAAGATTATTTTCAATAATGTTTTTTCTTATACTTGCTCTTGAAGAGTATTCTTCTAAATTTAGAATTCGTTTTTTAATGTTTTTTTTAATCCCTTTACCTGATTGATTTGGGGAATAACATTCAAATTTTAAAGCATATTTTTTAAAAGTATTAAAATGTAAATTTAACTTAGCAGCAGCTTTAGCCATTGTTAGTTCTTCATTACATACTTTTATAAATAAATCTTTATCTATTTTTTTCATATCTATCAATTATTTGTATCTATCAATAAATATGTGAAATTTCAAAGAACGTAAAATATATTTTTTTTTACTTGGTTTCATAATAATCCAAGTCCCAAGCATCTGCTCCTACTTGTAGGCATTCAAGTAGTGATGATATGGGAAATTGTTCTTTATGTTTGAATGCTGACCAAATTACTTCAAGTTGTAATCCCTGTTCGTCGGCTTTAACCAAAATTTTTTCACAAGCATCATTATAATTAGCTTCTTCAATATCTCGAGCATTCATTCTAAATTTTTCTTCGTAACTCATGATATAAATATATAAAAAGATCTTTATATTTCCAAGCTTAAGTACATTCCCTTATGCGGGAACGTACTCAAGAGCCAAATCATACAATCTTTCGTTCAAAACCAAATCTTGTTGGAAGTTTTTGATTTTACGAGCTTTACGAACTTTAGAACCATAGGTGTAATTAAACATACCGTGAACCAATTTTTCTTGAATCACATTATAAACTGACCACAAATCAGAACCTTTATCTTGTGGACGAGTGGCAGTAAGCAATTCATTCAAATCAACTTTGATGTTTTCTACATCATCACCAAAACGAACTTCAAGAGCTTTTTTAGCAAAATCAAGAGCTTGTTCTTGACCTAATTCCACTTGACGGAACTTGTTCAAAGATTCAACAGTCAAAGGCAATTTTTCAACCAT